TTATATTCTTAATAGTCCTACAACTTTATAAATACCGAACACATCGGCTTTGCAAACCTCAAAGTCTGGATATTCAGGATTGAATGAAACACACTTAAAGTTATCGCCATTATCATACAAGCGTTTAAGTACAGCACCGTCCCGAGTATCAAGAACATAGGTTTTACCCCATTCTATAACATCACAAACCTTTCTTATTGCTATTTCGTCGCCGCCCTCAAATTTAGGCTCCATTGAATCACCCTTAACAATCATTGTGCAGTCGTATGGTGGGAAAGCCTTAATAATCGGCATTTGTTCACAATCACTTGATTTGATACTATCACTAAAGCCTGTAAGAAGTCCGGCAGCAACCGCCATGGGAATACGTGGGCGTGTCTCGTTGTTTTGTTCCAGTTCGGGCACGCTTTCACGTGCATACACATCCCCCACACCATCCATAAGCCATTTGAGGTTTATGTTATAAGCATGAGCAATCTTTTTTAGGGTATCAACCGTTATGGTTTGTTGCCCCTTTAGCATCTTACTAAACCCTGATGGGTCTATACCAGCCCCCTTTGCAAAGGTGGTTGGTTTGGTTAGTGCATCATATTCGATGTAATCACTAAGTCGTTTGATAAGGTCTTTTTGTTCCATTTTGTGCAAATTTCCTTTAATTTCCATTAAATACCATTAATTATAAACGAAAATAATTGGTAATTCTTGGAAATTCCAATTATTACCAATATCTTTGCACTCGAAATAAGTAAGTAACTAACCTTACGAGTACAAGAAAGGCTGTCGGACATTTTGCCCAACATACCATAAACCCAACTGCAAATATACGGCAGTTTTTCTTTTTCTCCAAAGGTATAAGTAACTAAGTAAGTAATTTTAATAAAATTTATACTTTTATGGCAGACGAAACAGGAAAAGCAATCAAATTGACACGTGACGATTTGCGGTCAATTGACGTAGGAAAGACGAAAACATTTTACCTACCTGATGCGAAAGCGTGCGACAACGGCAAGGCTTTAACGTATCAGTTTCAAAATTTGATGGGCTGCAAGTTCAGCGTTAAAACGGACTATACGGCCAATACACTAACAATCACACGTAACGCTATATGATTATCACCAAACCCGAAGTAGAGCCAAACGGTTTGTATAATCAAGGGCAAGCAGCCAAAGCGTTGCACGTGGATCGGCACACCGTCGCCCGGTACGCTAACGATGGGCTTATTAAGTTCAGAGTTAGAAAAGCCGGAAAAGGCTTAATCACTACGGGGGCGGAAATAATCAAGTGTTGGAAATCAATGTACCTTTAAAAATTAAGCCGTATGAAAAAAGTAATGAAGAATTGGCGTTATTGGCTAATGATGGCTATTGCCTTTATCGCTTTTTTTAATCTGATTGGGATGCCACACAATGATAACCCCAACTATTGGGAGTTAGTGATCTATTCCAAGTTTACAGCCGTAGCACTCGCATATATCGACATACGTTTGTACGTATGGTTTGCGAAACATAGAAAGATAGATGAGCTATTGGAGTACATCAACGAAGATAAGTAACATCATATAAACATATACAAAGATGAAAACAGATTTTAGTATTAACGTACAGGTCAATTTGGGTGTAACACCCGAAATCGTGGCTTTGGTAAATGCCATTTTGAGCCACCGACCAACAGTTGCGCCGACCGCCGAGGAAGCACTCAACGGAAACGAGCAAGTAGATAACAAGCCAGAGGACACCACCCCGGCACAGCCTCAACAGCCTACTAACAAGCGAGGCAGAAAGAAGAAAGAGGAAGCAGCCGCCGACAAGCCAGAGCCTACCAAGGAGCCAGCCGGAGACGAACAGCAGGAGGCAGCAGCCAACGAAGCCGATGCCAACGGTGAGCAGGTAGCCGAGCAGGAAGAAGCCAAAGCCGAGGAAGCCGCCCCACAGAATGAGGGCCAGGCCAAAGCCCAGGCAGAGCAGAAGCCATTAACCGCCGAAGACGTTAGGGCAGCTATGCACAAGACACGCCAACGTATTGAGGGCGAGGACTACAAGGAGAACACCAACGGCGAGGCATACAAGAAGTATCACAAGCCATTAACGGCACAGTTCAAGAACATAGCCGCTTTGTTAGGTGCTGAAAAACCGAGTGCTTTGCCACCTGATAAGATTGCAAATTTCATTGAGCAGTGCAACGGTTTGCAGATAATGGAAGACGGCACGATCGGTTCAAATTGCCCATTTTAATAACAACATTTAAGCATATACAATTATGGCAGGTAAACACGCTTTATTATCACCAAGTGCGGCACATCGTTGGATGAATTGTACCGCCGCCCCACTTCTGGAAAAAGACGTGGAGGATAAGGGCAGCACCTTTGCAGAGGAGGGAACGTTAGCCCACGCCTATTGTGCCAAGAAACTGAAAGAGTTTTTGGGTTTGTCGGTGGATGAGGAAAAAGCCGAGATAGCGCAGTTAGACGAGCAGTACCACAGTGGCGAAATGGACGAGTACACCGATACGTACAAGACTATCGTACTGGAAAAGTTCAACGCCGCCCGAGCTAAGACAAAGGACGCACAATTGTTGGTTGAGGTCAAGTTAGATTTTAGCCACTATGTGCCTGATGCTTTCGGTACGTCGGACGCTATCATTATCGCCGATGGCGTGATGGAGGTTATCGACTTTAAGTATGGCAAAGGCGTAAAGGTGTCAGCCGTGGAAAATCCACAAATGATGATTTACGCTTTGGGCGCATGGGACTTATTTAACTTTGAGTACGACATACGTAAGGTACGCATGACTATCGTACAACCACGTATTGATAATCTTTCGGAGTTTGAGTTAGATGCCGCCGACCTCATTAATTGGGCAGTCGATGAGTTGCAACCAAAAGCCAACGAAGCCTATGCCGGAGGTAAGCAAAAGCCGGGCAATTGGTGCCAGTTCTGCAAGGTTAAGGCAAACTGCAAAGCCCTATCGTCTATGTGTATCGAGGCACAGCAAGCCAACCCAGACCCACGTAAGATTAGCAAGGAAGTAATGGAAAGCACTATACTACCTTTGCTTTCGACGTTCAAAACGTGGCTAACTGGAGTTGAGGAGTACAGTTTGGAACAGGCGTTAAATGGCGTGCAGTATCAAGGTTTCAAAATCGTGGAGGGGCGCAGTATCAGAAAGATAACAAACCCAACCGCCGTGATGGAACTTTTAGGCAAAGAGGGTTTTGCTAAAGAATCCTACATAAAGCCTACCGAGCTACGAAGTATTACCGATTTGGAGAAGCTCATTGGTAAGAAACGCTTTGGTGCAATTTGCGCCGAGTACATCAACAAGCCACAAGGCAAACCAACGTTAGTGCCTGAATCAGATAAACGCCCGGCGTTTAATCAGGCAGCAGACGATTTTAAAGACATTTAAGTTTAACATTTTAAATTCATACAATTATGATAGACCCTAAAGTAGTTAATGACACTAAGGTAATCTTTGGCCCATGCCGCCTTAGTTACACCCACGTATTTGAGAAGTACACCCCAGAAGATGGCGGAGAAGGCAAGTATATGACTAACGTTTTGATTCCGAAGTCTGAAAAGAAGACTATTGAAGCCATCAAAAAAGCAATCGAGGCAGCTAAGAAAGCCGCTATCGTAGCCAAGTGGGGAGGCAAAGAGCCTAAAAAACTTGATATGGCTTTGCGTGACGGTGACGAAAAGGACGATGAGGTTTACGAAGACCACTACTATGTGAACGCCAAGAGCAACACACGCCCAGGCGTAGTTGATCGAAAGAAAGTGCCTATCGCGGACGAAGAAGAAGTTTACAGCGGCGTTTGGGCGATTGTGTCGGTAAATTTCTACGGCTACGACGTGAGCGGTAACAAGGGCGTAGCGTGTGGCCTCAACAACATTATGAAGTTCAAGGACGACGACCATTTTGGCGGCAGAGTATCAGCCGAAAGCGACTTTGGCGATTTGGACGGCATCGACGACGAAGACGACGACGATTTGTAAAGTGCTTTTTTCTCTACGATAAAATGTTAATGTAGTAGCCCCGGCGGTGGAAAGAGGAAGCCGCCGGGGTAATCAGACAACAAAGCGTATGAAAGAATTAGGCATAGACATCGAAACATATAGTAGCAACGACCTAACCGAGTGTGGCGTTTACAAGTACGTGGAAGCCGAAGACTTTACCATATTGCTTTTTGGGTATAGCGTGGATGGTGGTCTGGCGAAATGTGTGGACTTTGCAAACGGCGAAACTTTGCCGCCGGACATCAAAGCAGCATTAACCGACCCCGAGGTAATAAAGACCGCTTTCAATGCAGCTTTTGAGCGTATTTGTATCGGCGTGTATTTAGGCATCAAAGGGCGATTAGACCCGAGACAATGGCGGTGTACGATGGTAAGAGCAGCCCGAATGGGTTTGCCGCTTTCGTTGGCTCAATGTGGTGAGGTGCTTAAACTGGAAGACAGAAAGATGACAGAGGGTAAAGCCCTGATAAGATACTTTAGTGTTCCAAACAAGCAAATCAAACAGGGCATAACAAAGATGATCCGGCACAAGCCGAGCGATGCGCCCGACAAATGGGCAACGTTCAAGGCGTACAATATACGAGACGTGGACGTAGAGCAAGCCATCTTAAAAAAGGTCAGGAGATTGGAAGCACCAGAGTTTGACGAAGATTTGTACACAGCCGATCAGCACATTAACGACCGTGGCGTAATGATAGACCAAGTATTGGTAAACAATGCCGCCCGATTTGATGAGCTATACAAAGATGAGCTATTTGCAGAAGCCCGAAAACTTACAGGCATGAGTAACCCGAACAGCCCCGGACAGATTAAGCAATACATATCCGAGAACACCGGGTTTACTATTGATAGCCTCAACAAAAAGAATTTGGACGACTACGAGGTACAGTTTAAGTATTGGCCCAAGGTGCAGAAAGTTTTGGCTTTGCGTAGAGAAATGGGTAAGACTTCTAACAAGAAGTACACAACTATGCAAAAATGTGTCTGCAAGGATAGCCGAGTACATGGTTTGTTGCAGTTTTGCGGTGCAGCACGTACAGGCAGATGGGCAGGGCGTTTGGTGCAGTTGCAGAACCTACCACAAAACCATCTGGAAAGTCTGGATGATGCACGCTATTTGGTAAAGCAGGGTGATTTGGAAGAGTTTGAAATGAACTACGGAAACGTTACCCAAGTACTTAGCGAGTTGATACGTACCGCTTTCATAGCCAAGCCCGGTTGCACGTTCCACGTATGCGACTTTTCGGCGATCGAGGCACGTGTGATAGCATGGATAGCCGGGGAAACATGGGTATTGGACGCTTTCAGAGCCGGGCACGACATCTATTGTGAGACTGCAAGCAAGATGTTTGGTGTACCAGTGCAAAAGCACGGCCCAAACGGAGATTTGAGACCGAAAGGCAAAGTAGCCGTTTTGGGTTTGGGTTATGGTGGTGGCGTATCGGCATTGGAAGCGATGGGCGGTAAGAAGTTAGGTTTAACAGAATCCGAGGAAAAAGACATCGTAAACAAGTGGCGAGACAGTAACCCACATATCGTTAAGTTGTGGCGTACCGTTGAGAAAGCGGCTATCATAGCCATTAAGACAGGAAAAAGCGTGCAGATACAACGAGGCATTATTATTAGTTATCGTTGGGGTATGTTGCTAATTACCCTACCAAGTGGCAGGACTATTTGTTACCCACGTACAGAGGTTGGAATCGAAACAAACGACGGTTGGCGAGGCGACCACGAAATTATCGAGTATGAGGGCTTGAACCAAAAAACGAAGAAGTGGGGAAAGTTGAGAACATACGGCGGTAAGCTAACCGAGAACATCGTACAGGCTACGGCACGTGACATATTGGGTTGTGTGATACTTAGAGCCGAGCAACGAGGGTTAAACGTAGTTTTCCACATACACGATGAGATCATCGTAGAGGCTACGAAAGACCAGACGTTACCGATGGTTGAGGCTTTGTTTAGTGAGCCTATACCGTGGTGCAAAGATTTGCCGCTCAAAGGTGCAGGGTACACCACCCCATACTATCTAAAAGATTAAACAATAAAGCAATATGGCAGAAAGTAAGACAATAGAAATTAAGGTGAAATGGCACAAGGCGATCGAGGCCCCTAAAAAGAATGTGCCAATATATCTACTTTTCAAAGTTGGCAAACGAAAATATCCGCTTTGCCGATTAATGACGTTTCATAATAGTAACGTCGTTCCGGCTGAATGTGATTTTGGCAAAGCCGAAACCCAGGAGCCACAGTTACCTATCATGTGGGCGTTGCAAGTCAGATCGAGCCACTTATTACCGATGAGATAGTGGCGGAGGCTAAATTTGCAGCGTGGGCATGGTACAAAGAAGATTAGTTAAACAATATAAAGCATATACAAAAATGGAGATACAGACAAGTAAGGCACTATCAGACGTGCAGCAATTTAGATACGAGTTATTGCAATGGTGTGGCAACGTGGAAGATGCGGAGAAAGCCAATACCTTTGTAATGGGTAAGGACGAAAAGCCAGTACAGGCGCAGTTACCAAAATCCGGCAATATGGAGGATGGCATCTATTTGGTACATGCCGATGGCAAAGCAACTTTGTTTGAACTGGAGTACACCAAAGACGATAACATGGATAGCGAGGTAGTAGCTATCGGTTTGAAGATGGGTGGCTTTGGCATTAAGATAGCTTTGCACGATGAGGCTAACGGCGATGGTATCACGCTGACAACAAAGGCAAATGGCGACGAAGAAAACGACCAAGCCTACTATACCGACAAGTACGACGATGCAGTAGCAGACATGGACGGAGCGAGGAACACCAACCATTTGCGTAATATCCTGAATCCACAGATAAAGTTAGCTGATGATTGGTACATACCATCTTTAGGC